TTTTAATAAATAAGACAATAAAAGCACAAAAAAATAAATAATATAAAAATAAAAATTCCGTGAGTGGGGGCTGTTAAGTCAAGTGCTGGAAAGCAGATTGATGTATAGCATTACGGCTATACAACCCCTTCACGGATTATATTGTAAAAAAATAATGATAGCTGGATTTTACGCCAACACTTAACTTAACGATGCAAAGGTACAAACAAAAAAAATAATTTGCAAGTTTTTCTTGTTTTTTTATTATTTTAAACCGTGGTGATGATAAAGCTATCGTGGTAGGCGTTATCGAGTAGGTAGGCGTATTTCCACCATAGGAGGTAGTCGAAGCAGTCGGAGAGGTGGGTGGCGTGCTCTTGGGGTATGGTAGTGGAGCGTTCGCTACTCTTGTCTTTCTCAAAGGCGTCTTCTTTCTGCTTGACAGCAGCGTTTTCCATAGATACGATAAGGTTGGGGCAATTGTCCTCGTTGAGGCGTACAAAGGGCAGGGAGCGGTTGTTTTCCTCTAATATCTCATTGATAAGGCGGAATTTGAGAATATGGCTTGGGTTATTGGTGTTGGGGGTGCGATTGAACACCTGCCAGCCTGCTGTGCGCAGCATATCCTCGACATCTTGCGCCAAGGTGGTTTTGCTGTTTGCCTCGCTCTTAAAGCCCGAACGGTCGTGGTATAGGTATATTTTATTGCAGGTAGCGCGGTGAGGCTCGTAGTAGTCGATGATTTTCTTTATCAAATCTGACAGTTTGAGCGGGTTTTTGACAAAGAAGTCTTTGAGGATATTGATAGTATTTGCCACCTTGCTTTCTTGGGCTACAATACCGCAATTGATACGCCCACCGAAGTCGAGCGAGAGTTCGAGGGGCACACCGCTTAGCAAATCGTTGTCGTAGGTGCAGGAGGGGGTGAAACTCTGCGAGAAGTCTTGCAGTGCGGTGGTGTTGTACTGGTACTTATAGTAATGCTTATCGGCTGACAATTTGGCATAGAAGCCGTCTGCCACCTTCCCAGGGCGAATATTCATTATTTCGGCGTTGAACAGTAGGTCGGACACACGTTGCTCGTACATTTCTTGTATCCACCCAGGTTTGAGGTTTTCTTGGTTTACCAGGGCATTGGCTTTGATAAAGAGGTGCTCGGTAGGCTTCTGCTTGGCGAGTTTTTCGCGGGCAGTGAACCATTCCCCCGTTTTGGTAAGGGCAACCGATGAGGTGAAGATAGTAGCATTTAGCAGGCTTGCCTTATCAAAGGCTATCTTCTTGGCGCGGTTGGTTGTCAGTACGTTGTTGAAGAGTCTGTCGTGCTCTAACAGTGCAGCCTCGTCTCCAATGACAATGTAAGAGTTTAATCCTCGTCCGCTGTTGGGGTCATCGAGGGAGACGAGTACGAGGATAAAACCATTGGAGAAGTGCACCACGTTGCTCCACGAGTTGGGGGCTTGAAAAGGCATCTCGAAGCCTAACGACTTGCCGCTTCGCCCTACCACATAATCTACCTCTTCGTAAAAGCCAAACATCTCTAAGCCCTCTTTGGTAGAGGGAAAGGTACGGCTTTTTATCTGCACGAAAGTAGCCCCTACCAGTACGCCCGTAGCGCGTGGCATTTGCTTTACTGCTTCCTTTACAAACCAGCCGAGTATGGTACTCTTACCCGTACCGCGCCCTGCCTCTATGCAGATATGTTTTACACCTGCATAGCGGTTGGCAGATACGGCAGCCATTTGCATAGGGTTGAGGAGGATTTGTTTAACTGGTTTAATCAGCGGTTTCATCGTCGGGTTCATCGGTTATATCTTCGTATTCGGTGTCGGTAGCGGGCAAGCTGTTGAAATCTACTACCCCCGAAGCAAGGGCAGCGCGTAACATCTTGGCACTCTTACGGCTCATACGTATATGGTACTCATTAGCAGTAATCTTTTCAAAATTGATTTCTTTTTCTTCTTTGTCAAAATTGAAGAGGCGAGAATAGGAGTCTAATGCCTTGCGCGCTTGTTCTAAATCTCTATCTTTCAAAGCCATTTGGTAGAGTTGCCAATAACTATCTGCTAATATAGCCCGCTCGGCATTGATGTCCGATTTATCGAGTTCGCCAAATATTTGCATAGCCCAAGAGTAATCGCGGTAGGCAGTGGCTTGGCTTACGCCCATTTCGCGAATGTGTATCTGTATAGCTTGGTGCTTAGAATACTTGTTGGATAGTCGCAAGCCGTGTATATGGCGCAAACGCGTTTTGATAGCTTCTTCAGCTGGTTCTAACTGAAAATTCTCGTCAATATAGGAGGCGGATATGCGCTGATAAAGGCTGTCTTTGCTGAATTTGGTAAGTTCCATTATAGTCGTTAGTCGTTAGTCGTTAGAAGTAGAGTCCGCTTTTCATAAGGATTACTTGTTGGGCTGCTGGTGAGGGTATATAGCAGGCTATAGCTTCTTTTTCGAGGATACGCTTGAGTTGTGCGAGTTCGTGGCGTGCGAGCTGTTGCAATCGTAGCGCACGCTCGTGTATTTCGTGGCTTTCTAATAGTTTGCTTTTCTGCCAGGGCAGCTGTTCCCATTGCTGAATGATAGCCGTAGTGGTGAATGAGAAGCTTTGCATTTGGGCAGCTTCGGCAACGGTGAAAAAGACTGTTGTGCGCTGAAGTTTTTCCCATATAATGGGATACTGTCGTAAATCATCGGGGGTGCAGGAGCATAGTTGAGGAGCGATAAGGCTTTCCCATACCCATTGTATTACGGGTTGTAGCTTGGTGAAAACCTCCCACGAATTATTGAGGCTGAAAAACTTCTCAAACTCATTGACGCTGCCAATGATACCATTTGTGCGCTGTAATTTTCCTTGCTCGATAAGCTGGGTTATGCAGTCGTTGAGAGCGCGGTCGGCAATCGCAATAGACGACAGCCCTAAATCACGCAAATCCCACCAAGGCGATTTTTCAGTCTTATCATCGTTGTAGTAGTTGCCGCCTGTATTGGATAAGTTTACTTTGAGGAAGGGAATGGCATAAGCTACGGCATAGTTAGCCACGGCTTTTTTGAGTAGTTCGAGCTCCTCGCTCTCTGAAGAGGAGATTAAGCTGGTGACGACAGCTTTGGGTATATACGGATATACTTTTACGCGGAGTGCCTCCTCGATATAAGGTTTGAGAAGGTCAAAATCTAAACGGTTAGAAACGTTGGTGTATTGCTTGAGTTCTTGTATATTATTGAACATAGTGGTTAGGTATTAGATGATAATTGAAATTCGACTACAAAGCTATGCAGGTTGCGGGTGCTATCAAAGGACAAAGGTTTTTGGGTAATGGGTATTACCTTCAGCCACTCGCCTGCAATACGCAAGAAGCACACGGGCGATTTGATAAGTTCCCACAATACTTCTATCTCTTCAGGAAAGAGCCAACCTGTATTGAGCTTGTAAGTGCGCTTGGTTTTTACTTGCGCCTTGTAGTCCTCACTCAGTAGCACGTTGTCAGCCAGGGTATGCTCATAGCTTACCAAGGCTTCGTACTCGCCTGCAAAGCTGAACCAATCGGGACAGAAGTTTTGGTTTTGAAATAGCGCACTGATAGGCGTGCCATTGGGTTCGGGCTTGGGTTCGAGGCTAAGGGTTTCCTTACGGATAATAGTTGTAGCCCCATAGGTTTCATCGGCAGTAGTGCGCAAGAAACTGAAATTAGCCACGCCCAGCGGGTCCTGAATAGCGGAAAGGTCGATAAGGTTAGAGCCTATTTGCCCTAATGAGCGCGTGCGTACCTCTTGGGTAAGTGCCGATACTGATATAAGGCTCTGCTTGTAAGTAGAGCGCAAACGGCTTTGGGTAAGATACGGGTAGGCTTTCGGCTTCTTACCAGGGAGGTAGTGCAAATCAGTAAGGGTGTGGGTTTTGAATACCGACCCTTTGAAGTTGGTTTCCTTTATTACTGCCAAAACCTTGGTAGCTTTGAAAATCTCTTTAGGGCTAAGCAGTTTTTTAGTATTCACTTCTAAAGCAGGGGTAATATCTCTGAAAAAGTCTTGTACCTCTTGCCCTATATCTATCGTTGCCACGCCCTCAAAGAAAACATAATCGTAGTTTTGGGTAGAGGTAAAAGTACGCCCATAGCCGTTGAACTCCATTGTAAGGGCTACCGTGATAAACTCGCTTTCAGAGGCTGTTTGGCGCACACGGGTGAGGTCTTTGTCGAGGCAGAAGTACACGTTTTTGGTAGCAAAAGCTACATCGGTTTGTACGCTAATCTCTACATTGACCACTTGCTCGCTGCCCGCTGAAGAGGTTACTTTTAGCCAGCCTTTGTGCTCGCCTACCGTCATCAGTTCGGACGATTGCGAGCGGAATTTTACCACTACTTCTGCTTCGCCGTTGCCTTTGATTTCGGTAACCTCCAAAAAATCGGCATTGTTAATGGTAAAGGTGAGTCGGTTAGGATTCTTAATGGTAAATGTACCCTCGGCACGCTCTTTCTTATCGGTTTTCAGTAGGTATTTAAATTCCTTTTTGTCGATATGAAAGACTGTGGCATCGTTGATAACGGTAAGCTCAATGTCGAAGGTGTAATTATGAAGTAAATTATATGAAAATATATTCTTATCAAATCTAATGATTTGAGGAATATTGAAATCTATATCTATACCTGGTACACGTCCTTCTTTTTTAAAGGTGTCGGAGAGTGAAAAATACAGATAATCTTTGAACCACCTATGCCGAAAATCAATTTTAAAGATGCCTAAATTGAAAGTAGTGTCTTTAAAGAATCTTTCGGAGGTAAACTTACCTATGGTAAGTTCTCGGTTGCGTGAATAAATTGCCATTCCAGGTACGCTAAAAAATATCTCGGTATCGCCAGTGAGTTCTTTAGTGGCGTTGTTGAGGGTCATTCGCATCAGGAAGCGTTCAGCAGGTTTGGGGGCGGGAGTTGCCCCG